GCGGGTGGGACCTGGTGGACCGATCCCGGCACGACAACATTGACGATGACGGGAAGCCTGAACACGAGTGGGTGGACGACCTACGCCAATTCGATGGCAGCGGATACGTTTAGCACAGTGTTTCTCGGGTGGAAAGTATCAGGGTCAAGCGGAGCGGAGACAGTCTCAGTCAATCCGAGTGGTTCTCAGATGTGGGGCTCGTGGTCCGTTAATGAATATACGTCTGGCGGGACGATTGAATTTGACGCGGAAACGGGAGCTGCGTTCGAATTTTCAAGTGGGCATCCATCTGCCGAAATAACCACCACATCCACGACTGGGCTGATCGTGGGGGTATGTGGTGCAGGTGGTACGGTCTATCCAGGCACGCTCACGATCACCCCAGGTGGAAGTTATACACAATTCGGAGAAATCGAATCTGGTACGAACGCCACCCATAATGCCGTGCATCGGATTACATCTGCCGCGCAGCTTTATACAGTGAATTGGACGTTCGGGGTAACGACACACGCGAGCGCGGCATATGCGGTGGCGTTCAAAGAGACAGGTGGCGGTGGCGGTTCCGCGACAGTTCCCGTGTTCTATCATCATCTACAAACGCAGGGTATTGCATAAATGCCTATCTACTTAAAACAGTCTACGGCCTCCCAAGAAATCCCCCTCGGCTACTTTGTGGACTCGACAGACGGGAATACAGCCGAGACCGGCCTCACGATTGCCAACACGGACATTAAGCTTTGGAAGGCCGGGGCCACGACCCTTGCCGACAAGAATAGTGGCGGGGCCACTCATATCGCGGGCGGGCTCTATTACTGCGTACTGGACGCCACGGACACAGGCACCCTTGGATCGATGATCGTCTTCGTGAAAGTGGCCGGCGCATTGGCCGTCCGGGTCGAATGTGTTGTCTTGGCCGCCAATGTCTACGACTCGCTGATCGGCGGCGGCGACATTCTCGATGTTAGTACAACCCAATTCAACGGCTCTGCCGTGACGGCCTCCAGTGGACGCCCGGAAGTGAATACCACGCATGCCGCTGGCACGGCCTGGGGGTCTGGCGCGATCACGGCAGCCTCGATAGCTTCAGACGCTATTACAGCCGCCAAGATTGCAGATGGGGCTATCGATGCAGGGGCCTTTGCTGCAGACGCCATTACAGCGGCGAAGCTGGCGGCAGATGTCACGACCGAGCTACAGAGCGGACTTGCCACGTCGGCCGCGCTCACGACCGTTTCCGGGAAAATCGATGTGATCGATGACTTTCTCGACACCGAAATCGCGGCGATTAAGGCGAAGACCGACAACCTCCCGGCCGCCCCGGCCGCGACAGGCGACATTCCCACGGCGGCCGCAATCGCCGACGCGGTATGGGACGAAGCGACCGCGGGGCATACGACGGCAGGGAGTACCGGAAAAGCCCTTACGGATGCGGGTTCGGCGGGCGACCCCTGGAGTACGGCGCTTCCCGGCGCCTACGGGTCCGGGACGGCGGGAAAGATCGTCGGCGACAACATCAACGCGACGATTAGCAGCCGCGCCTCACAAACATCAGTGGATACGGTGGATGATTTTCTCGACACCGAAATCGCGGCAATCAAAGCCAAGACGGACAATTTACCGGCAGCGCCCGCGGCAACCGGAGACATTCCGACAGCCGCGGCGATCGCCGACGCGGTGTGGGATGAAGCGACGACCGGGCATGTGACAGCGGGCACATTCGGCGAACAACTCAAGACGGATGTGGACGCGATCCTCGCGGATACGGACGTGATCGGCGCCACGGGCGGCGGGCTGACCTCCCTCGCGACTCAGGCCAGCGTGAACACGATCGACGATCTCCTCGATACGGAAGTCGCCGCGATCAAGACCGTCGTCGACGCGGTAAAAGCCAAAACCGACAGCCTCACTTTCACCGTGGCGAATGTCGTCGATGCGAATATCCAACGGGTCAACGATGTCGTCGTCAACGGAGACGGCGGCAGTGGAACGGAATGGGGGCCGTAAATGAGTCGATGGGGCACATCGTGGGGGACAGCATGGGCGAGTTCATGGGATCGCGCCACGGGGTGCGGTTCGAGTTCGGGAATCATTCGAGGCATACGTCGCGCCCTTTTACGCGCGATGGGAAGGATGTAACACCATGGCCGAGTACGTCGATTTTACGCTCACGTTGACGGATAACAGTTCGGGGGTTCGGGACGAGGACGGAACCGAAGTCCAAATTTATTCCGACTCTCCGAGCTATAAGCCGACGGAGCGGATCGACTACGCGTTCGCGCGGCATGGCTGGATGAGGCTCCCTCTTGTGGGCGCCGGGATCACGACGATTCCGATCAAGCTCAAGGCTCCGGTCACATTTGTGACGGTGCGGTGCCGACAATTCAACGCGAATGGGAATGGTGACTGGGCGACTCCTGGCGGGGGCGCCGGAACACGATTCGAGTTCAACCCCGCGCAGAATTTGAATGCCCCGAATGCACCGTCGACGATAGGGCTCATCGTGGCCGGCACGGCGACGCCCCCGGTGGATCCCCCGGTGGATCCGCCTCCGATTCCGGAACCGGGCGGAACCGTCACGACCTACACCTATACAAGTCAATTCTCCGGGGTCCAGGGTCAGAGTAATTGGAGTTACCGCGACGAAGATGGAAACAATCTCACCTACGATGCCGCGCGGCAAGTGTGGGATGGGGCGGAGTCGTATCAGTCGCTATGGGTCAACGGTATTCACCCAGGGACCACGAAAGGGACGGTTCTCCGGTTTACCGCGCCGGAAGATTGTACGCTCGGGATCGCGGGCGATGCAGGACTGTACGCGTCGAGTGGGTCGAACGGCGTCACGCTGACGATCAAACACGATTCGACGACCATTTACGGGCCGACGGATCTCCTCGCCGGCGCGGCGGCTATTCAGATGTCAGAATCCGAAACGATGTTGTCGGGTGAATATATCGATTTCATTGTGAAACCGATCAGCGGCAACGCGAACTGTAGCACGGGGCTCGCGCCGATCGTCACGATCAGCACGGGAGGCGCGGCGATCGATCCTGTCCTCGCGAATATCAGTCCGTCATCCCTCAGTATGGAAACGGGAAGTGTCTCCTCGTTCCGCGTGAACCTCTCGTCGAATGCCGTGGCGAACAGTACCGTCACCCTCGCCAGTGATGCGACGAGCATCGCGACAGTCCCGGCGTCCGTCATCATCCCGATCGGGCAATCGTTCGCGCTCTTTGATATCACGGCCGTCGCCGACGGCGCGGCGACGATCACCGCAACCTATAACAGTACATCCGTCGATACCGATATCACCTGTTCGACGCCTGTCGCGGGCACGCAATGGCCGAACGAGCCGACGGGGATGACCCTCGTCACGAACACCCCGTTTAGCGACACCCTCCCCTCGGAGTGGGCGAACTTCTACAACACGCAAGCCTACGCCTCGCCGAATCTCGGCGGACAGATGTTTAGTTCACCTCGCTGTTTCGATGTCTTCAAGGCGGCGGGAACCATGCACGGGAACGGGCAGTGGGGGTTGTTTCTCCCCTCCTCGTCCGAACTGTATATCGGGTTTTATTGGGGCACGAACGCGGGGTTCCAAGGATGGTCGAACAACGGCAACAAAATGTTGTTCGTCCGCAATCCGACGATCGACAATAACTATTTTGGATGGATGGGTCCCCAAGATGGGCCGAAAGTCCTCAAGTGGAATCAACAGGCGAACTATAACAACACCCATCTCTCGGGCGTGGTCGGTACGAACTGGCCGACGGATGGATCGGGGCGGTTCGAGAACAACGTGAACGAAGCCGCCGCGACGTATACGGCGGGCCAGCCGATGCGATTCGTTGAGATTTATCTCAAGAAAAGTGCGACGACGACCTCCCGCGACGGGATCATCAAGTGGTGGGTCAACGGAACGCTCTGTGCAAGTTATACCGGCGTGAATCTTACACCTCCGGGGTTCACGGAGTTCCACATCAACTCAACGTGGGATGGGTCGGTCGATCCGACCGTCGATATGAATCGGTCGTGGCACCACTACTATGATCACTTCAAAGTCTCACGACGGTAAGAGGAGCCGATGATCTATCTCGCGCAATATGGGCAAGGGTGGGTCCTTCACGGGTATCAACTCGTCGACCAGACGACCGGGCAATATGTCATCACGCCGACGCTGGCCGCCGGGGACTTCAAAGTTGAGAAGGACGGCGGAGCGGCGGCGAATCTTGGCACACTCCCGGCTGTCGCGCCGGCGGGCGGGAGTTCTCTCGACATCACGTTTAGTGCGGCCGAGATGCAGGCGAAGCACATCACGCTCCGCATGGTCGACGCGGCGGGGAGCGAGTGGAACGACGACGCGATTCATATCTTCACCGTCGGCGATCCGAATGCCCATTTCGAATTTGATCTCTTCTCGTCAACCGTCGCCTTGTCGGAAGCCTCACAAGGTGCCGTCACCGGCGGGGTGTGGGATGAGATTCTCGGGAACCATCAAGGCTCGGGGACGACCGGCGAAGCGATCGCCGTCACCGTCGAGACGATGGAGGATATTCAGACTCAATTAACGGCCCTGCAAACATCCGTCGAGTCAATCGAGGATATCCTTGAAGACGACAGCGAGACGACCCCGGCGACTGGTCCCTCCTACGTCACGATCGCGAATCTCGCCCTCCAGAAACTTGGCGCGACGTTAATCGTTAGCCCGAGTGAAGATACCCGAGAGGCGCGTACCATCGCCGCCTGTTATGGCCCGCTCCGGGATAAAGAACTCCGGGCGCACGCGTGGAACTTCTCGATTCGGCGTCGCGTCTTGGCGCCGTCGACAACCGTTCCGGCCTTCGACTTCGCGGCGGCCTTTGCGGTGCCAGAGGATTGTCTCCGGATCCTCCCCCCTCCCCGTCATGTGGACTGGACGATCGAATCGATCGATGGGACGCCGCACATTCTGACGAACGAGGGCGACGTTGTGAATCTTCGCTACGTGGCGAAGGTGACGGACGAAGCCACGTTCGACACCTGTTTCGCCGAGATGCTCGCGTGCAAAATCGCGTGGCATTGTTGCGAGACCCTCACACAGTCGAACTCAAAGAAAGCGGACATCCTCGAAGAATACAAAATGGCGAAAGCGGACGCGCGAAAAGTCAACGCGTTCGAACAACCGTCGCCCGAGGAACCCGAGCCCCCCTGGCTTGCGGCCCGTCGCTCCGGCGGGGAATCGAACTGGTTGAGGTTTTCCTAAGTGCCAAAAGTATCCGCCATTCAAAACGCGTTCAACTCGGGCGAGATCACGACGCTCCTCTATGGGCGAACTGATTTCGACAGTTATAAAAACGCCCTGAAAGTCTGTCTGAATAATATCCCCCTGATCCAAGGGGCGACGACTCGTCGGCCGGGGACGTATTTCTGTGATGAAGTGGCCGACTCCTCGAAGTTCACGCGCCTGATCCCGTTTAAATATTCGACGACGCAAGCGTACATGCTGGAGTTCGGCGAGGGCTATATCCGCTTCAAGCGCGATAACGCCCCGGTGACGGAGACGCCGCAAGCGATCACCGCAATCACGAAAGCAAATCCGATGGTCGTCACCTACTCAGGCGCCGATTACTCGGCCGGGATGCACGTCGACATTCAAGGCGTCGTCGGGATGACGGAAGTGAATAACCGCCGGTACGAAGTCGTGAGTGTCGATACCGGTGCGAACACCATGATCCTCGAAGACATGGCCGGGGCGCAGATCGATAGTACGAATTTCACGGCGTACAGTTCGGACGGAACTGTGGCCGAAGTGGTGGAAATCGCCGCGCCCTATCAGGAGGACGAACTCGCCCGAATCAAGTACGTGCAATCCGCCGACGTATTGTATTTGGTACATCCGGTCTATGCCCCTCGAAGACTGACCCGTTCGTCTCATACCACGTGGACGCTCACGACCATGACGAACACCCCGAGTGCGGACGGGTTCGTGGATGGTCCGTATTTGCCGGTGAATTCCACCGCGACGACGTTGACGCCAAGCGCGACCACAGGAACCGGCATCACACTGACGGCCTCCTCTATTGTCGGAATCAATAACGGGACGGGATTTCAAGCGTCCGATATCGGGCGATACATCCGGATCAAAGAGGGGACGGACTGGGCCTATGTGGAGATCACCGGACGGACCTCGACGACTGTCGTTACGGTGACGGCCTGGGAATCACTGGTCAACACCAATGCCAAAGCGAGTTGGCGTCTTGGTCTGTACTCTGAGACGACCGGCTATCCGGCGGCCGTTACCTTCTACGAAGACCGGTTGATCTTCGGCGGGTGTCCCGCAAACCCCCCGCGGTTCGATGGCTCTCGAACAGGAGACTATCACGTATTTCGACCGACAGACTACGATGGGACGGTGGTGGATGATCATGCCGTGTCGTTCGTACTCAACTCGGATGATGTCCAGACGATCCGGTGGATGAAGGGCGACGAGAAGGCCCTCGTGGTGGGGACGGTTGAAGGGGAATGGCCGGTACGTCCGAGCGTTAATTCCGAAGCCATGTCGCCGACGAACGTCTCAGCGAAACAGTCGACGGGCCGGGGGAGTGCGGACATTCAAGGGATCCGGGCCGGCGATGCGATCCTCTTCGTGCAGACGGCGAAACGGCAGCTTCGGGAACTGGCCTACGTCTTCGAAGCCGACAAGTTCAAAACGCCTGATATGACGGTCCTCTCGGAACATATCACGAAGGCCGCCACACCCGAGACATCCGGGATCACCGATCTCACCTATCAGAAAATGCCCCAGTCGATCGTGTGGGCGACGCGTGGTGACGGGGCGCTGTTGTCGTTCACCTATGAACGGGATCAGAAAGTCCTCGCGTGGGCGAGGCATGAACTCGGCGGATACTCCGATTCGGCCAATGTCACCCATGCGAAAGTCGAGTCTGTCGCCTGTATCCCGAGTGCCGACGGGACGCGCGATGAACTGTGGATGATCGTACAACGGTACATAAATGGACGCCTCGTCCGCTATGTCGAGTATCTGACGAAGACGTGGGAACACGGGGACGTACAGGAAGACGCGATCTACGGGGATTGTGCCCTCACCTACGACGGGATCCCCGCCTTGACGATCACCGGGCTGTACCACTTGGCGGGGCAGACTGTGGGGGTCTTGGCCGACGGGGCCGCACACCCCGATTGTGTCGTGAGCGCCACAGGCACGATCACCCTCGACGCGGCGGCGTCGGTCGTGCAAGTCGGGCAACGCTACAACAGCGACGGACAACTCCTACGCCTGGACGTGGGGGCCGCGGACGGCACGGCGCAAGGAAAATTACAGCGATCACACCGAGTAATTGTACGTGTCCATGATACACTCGGACTCAAGACAGGCGCCAACTTCAATACAAGCGGCCGGGGGAAGTTGACCGAATACACCTTCCGGACTGGCGCCAACTTGACTGACACGGCCGTTGACCTTCAATCCAAAGATTGCGACGTCGCCTGGGATGGGGATTACACGACAGAAAATTATGTCTGTTGGCGGTTCGACGGCATGTTTCCGGGTACTATTTTGGCGATTATGCCGCAGATGCACACACAGGATCGGTGATGCGTGATCTCGTTCGGGCCGTTCAAAGCCGAACACCTCGGGCAACTCAGAGTCCAGGAGGCGCAACGATGGACCATGGCGTATGTGACCCCGGAGATCCTCGTACAACTCGAAGCCCAATGGTCGACGACCCTGTTCAAAAATGGAAGGCCGATCTTATGCGGCGGTGTGCTACCTCAGAGGCCCGACTACGGGATTCTCTGGTCGTTCGTCGGGGAAGGGACAACGGCCGATGACTTCCGGCGTATTCACTATCTCGTCAAACGCTTTATCGCTGGCCTCCCTTACCGTCGAGTCGAAATGCACGTCGACGCTGACTTTACGAATGGACACCGGTGGGCGAAGGCCCTCGGGTTTTCGTGCGAGGCTTCGAAGATGGAAGCGTTTCTCCTCAATGGCGGTGACGCCGCTCTTTACGCAAGGATAAAACGTGGCTGATCCAGTAACGATCATGGCGGGCATGTCGATGGCCGGCGGGCTCATGGGGGCCATGGGCGCTCAAGCCCAAGGGCAAAGTCAAGTCGCGGCCCAAGAGTTCAACGCGGCGATCGCAGGCCGGAATGCCGGCCTCGCGCGCGAGGCGGCGGCTCACGATGCATCAATCCAAGAGCGACAGGCCCGGATGCAGCTCGGGTCGATCCGGGCGGCCTACGGCGCCTCGGGCGTGCGGGCGGAAGGGTCTCCGTTGGACGTCTTGGAAATGAGTGCCCGTCACGCCGAACAGGACCGTCAGCAAATTCTCTATAAGGGCGAACTCAAAGCCCTCGGGTACGAAGATACCCGGACGTTGAGTCTCTACAGTGCCGATTCCGCCAAGAAAGCGGCCGACTGGGGCACGGCGAGTAGCCTTCTCACCGGTGTCACCGGAGCCTTCAAGATGGGCGCGATGGGCCGATCGGGCGCCTCAGCCGGGGCGCCGATCCCGGCATCAGGAGGATGGAACTAAGTGCCACGTATTAAAGAGTACAACAACCAAGTCGGCGGGGCGCAAGAGCTACCCCTCGCGCAAGTGACCCGGCAAGCCTACGCTTCAGACTTCGGCGGAAACGCCGTGGGGATGAGCCAGTTCGGGAACGCCATGCAACAGGGCGCGAACGATCTCGTACAAGCTCACCGCCTGGTCGAGGAACAGAAGGCTCGCCAAGAGGTAACAGACGTCGCGGTGGAACTCTCGCGGTTCAACGCCTCGGCTGCTCACGAACTGAAGACCGCCCGTGACTCAGGGGCCGCGAATGACGACTCGTTCACCGAGACGTATATGACGCGGATTCAGACGAACCTCGATTCCGTCGGGACGAAATATCAAACCTCCGCCGGCCGGATGGCGTGGGAACGGGGATCCGCCGAGACCCAAGCCCACTACCTCATTAAGGCGGGCGAACTTCAGAGCCACATGGCGGGCGTTCGGGCCGTCTCTCAATACAAAGAGTATGTCGAGAATACCCGTAACACGGTGATGAACAACCCGTTCGATTTTGAACGTCAAGAGCAGCTTGCGGCGAACACGATCAACGATCCTCAAGGCATCTTCGCCCGGATCCCGGCGGATCAGCGGGAGGAACTCGCCCGACAGACCAAGATGAAACTTGCACAATCCGCCGTCCAGGGGATCATCAAACTCGACCCCGCCCTCGGGATGGAGACGATCGAGAAAGGCCGGTGGGATAGCTACCTCGACGCCGACACGAAACACGCGTTGATCACGGAGGCTCGCGTCGGGATCGCGGGGCAAGAGGCCGAAGCGCGGCGACAGATTGCCGAACAGGAGCGTCAACGAAAGATCGAGATCCGGGAGACGAACAATCAATTCGTTGAACGCCTCACGACGCACAGCCTTACGGTTAAAGACATCATCGGGTCGAATCTCGATCCTGTGGGTGAAGGATCGAAGGAGCATTGGATCAAGGTCCTCGACGCACAGAGCAAGGTGAAGGACGAGGCGCCGATCAAGAAAGACCCGGAGGTGTTCGTCAAGGTGTTGAACGGCGTTCGGGATGGGTCGATTAAGAGCGAAACGGAAATTGAACAGGTCTTTATCGAGAGCGCCCGCGCCGGCCATGGAATCACCTGGGAGCAAGCGAAGGATCTGAGAAAAGAATGGGGCGATCGCCGCACACCGGAAGGGCAAAAACTCGGGACGCAAGTCGACGCCTTCCTCAAGGGGCAAGAGGCGTTGATCAATAAGTCGAATCCCATGATGGGGAAGATCGATTTCGTGGGACAGTCCAAACAGTACGAATTTACGGTGATGGTCCGGGACAAAATCGATGAGTACAAGCGCGAAGGGAAAGATCCGCGGGTCCTGTTGGATCCG